GACCGAGGGAATTACCCTCACAGAAGTAATAAGTTGTTAGGGTTGTGATACTCCTATTTCATTTGGGAAAACACAAGAATACTATAGGATGCTGAAATATGTATGTGTTGTATGTTTTCTCTAGTTACTCATGATATCGTCACAATCGAAAAGTTTATTTAATGGAAATCACTATACTTATTACCTCTATGAGAATAGTAGCTGAGTGGTTAATTAGAAATAATTTCTTTCTTTATTTGTTTTAAAGTTTTCTCAGCTACATCCTCTTAGACTAATACCTATTTAGGTGGTTAGTTACTCTGCATCAGACCAATCGTCATCATCTTCATCATCAGAAGTATCAACATCTTCTTCATCATCTGAGTCTTCTAGTGTGAAGTAGTTGAATACGTTCCATGTAGGTTTGTCATTATAAGGCTCACCCTCAGCAATGATAATTCCTACATATTTACCTTCCAATTCTGATTCTTCAACAGCTTCTTCACCTTCAAGACCACAAGCCTTAAGGATGTTAAATAGCTGTTCACGACCAATCTTATTGTCAATAATTCGTCCTGTAATTGTCTTAGGTGAGTTCTTACCAAACTCTCCCTTGAATACAATTTCAAGCATGTCTAGACCTGATTTAGATACCTTCTGAGTTACTCCTTGGATAAGAGCCTCATATTTACCTGGTACATAGACTGTTTCTGCTTTTTCTGTTGGTTTGATACGGATTACCATTATTCTTTATCTCCTTTTAGTTTTGACTGAGTTGTTCCATCTGTAAGTCCTACAAGCATTTCCCATGTAGCATTAGTTACTGTGTCAGGGATAGCTAAGTCAGGCTTACGTGTTACCTTAAGTGTATAGATAGGGTTACCTGCTAAGCGTACTTGGTAGAAGTCTTTAACCTTCTTCTCACCCTTAACCACCTTAGACTTAGTTACACGCTCTGTGTGACCAATAATACGTGCTGATGCAGTCAAATGACTAGCTAGTGAAGGCATTAAGTTAGGAATGACTTGAGCAGGAACATCCTCATCCACAACATCCTCAATGTTGATAGACTTTTCTTGACAGATGACATACACGTTCTTACCTTCATAAGATAGGCTCACAAGCTCATCAATAAAGGCTTTCAATAGTGTATTAGCTTCACCATACATAGGCAATGTCATCTTCTTAGAGTTAGCTGACTTCATTAGGTATTTGTAACAAAGCTCTTGAACATTAGTCAAATGGTCAACAGCAATACTGTCAAAGTCCTTAGCATAAGACAAAGCTTCTAATACATCATCCCAAGTAACACACTCAGCTACGGAGAAACGGTCATCTTGTGACACAGAGGCTAAGCCTTTATCTGTATCAAGGATAAGTACATTCCCTGGTAGAGTGTTAATAAATGTAGTCTTAGAACTACCTGGTTTACCATACAATACAGTTAATGTATGTAAGCGTACCTTGTTAAGTTTTTTAATCTTCATGGTTTTCCTCCTTACTTACCAGTAGAACCATATCCACCACGGTCTTTATTACCTAGGTGAATTACTTCTACAAATCTTAGAGTTGGTTGATTCTCCAAGATTCTGAATTGACATAATCGTTGACCTTTATCTATTTTACCATCCTTGGTAGCGTAGAATTTAGCACCCCAATAGTCATTATCTCCACAGAATGAGTTGTCAATAATTCCCATACTGTTTGTTAGTAATAGACCTGTGTGTTGGAAAGTGCTTGAGCGTGGTAGAAGATGAGCCTCAAAGCCTTTAGGTAGCTCCATAGCCACACCAAAATCAATAATCACTGTGTCTCCTGCTCTATACTCAATCTCTGTGTTAGATGCTAGGTCAACCCAATCACCTACACTAATATGTTTAATAGGACTAACTAAGTCATCCCTAGTTTTAATCTTAATTACATCCTCATGATGCCATACCTTATAAGTTACAAAGAACTTACCTACAAAGTATAGAGCAATCATAAGGATAATGACTAATTCTGTCTTTGTCACTCAGATGACTCCTCCAGTTCTTTAATTAACTCACCAACTAAACTAATCATGTCTTCACAATAAGTTGTATAGTGTGTTTTTCCTGTTGAGTGTGAGGCAAGTCTTACAAATAGGTACTGCTTGTGAGAAAAGTCTTTCACTTCACCAGGAACAACTAGGTAAAACTTACCTGAATGATGGATATTACCTTCTTGTTCTTCCTTAATAGCTTTTTCTAGAAAGACTTTAGCCTTTTTAAGGTCTTCAATACCATTTTTATATTTGTATCTCCACACATACTTCACAGCAGATGCAATCAATGGGTCAAGTCCTGCTTTTACCCAAAAATCCCAACACTCTAGCTTATTCTGTGTGTATCGTTTAGGGTTTACAATATCCTCTTTCATTTGTCCTCCCTATCTTTAACATATACATAAGCTAGTAATAGTAAGTAAAATAAAGATATTACTATTAAGCAAAGCAAAAACGTAGCTGTGGTATCATCCATTATCTAGCTCCCTTACCTTTACCTTAAGGTCTACTAGGTCATTCTCAGCTCTTAGAAGCTCTACATAACGTTTAGCTGATAGTGACACAGAGGTTACTCCATCAATACCTGCAACAAGGTCTTTGAAGTTTCTTTCACCTTCTATATCACGCTTAGTAATCCTATCTTCTAGATACCTATTAGACTGTTTATACATCTCAATGTCTTCTTCAAGCTTGTGGTTCTTATAAATCTGAATACAAAACATAGCTACAGTAACAGCTAGTAGAAAAATACAAAGTGCAAAATCTTGATTCATTTACTAAACCTATAGTGCTTCACTAAGAAGCCTTCACCTTTCATTGTTACTACAACATTATCATCAATAAGCTTATCAGATAATCCTGTGTAGAAGGTATCTCCCTTAAAGTCACCCTCTATATAGCTCACAACAGCTTCATCACAGTGAGCTTCAAATTGTTTGAAGGTATTAGCACCTCCAATAATCCACATGTCCTTATCACTATCATTATAGAAGTCTATTACCTCTTTAACTGAATGAGCAATATACACATTAGCATCACCATAGCCTTCAATCTCATCTCTGTGAGTTAAGACAATGTTGATTCTATTTCTTAGTGGCTTACTGCCTATAGACTTCCAAGTTGAATAGCCCATAACAATAATACCACCTGTTGTTTGGTTTTTAAAATAGTTCAAGTCTGACTTGTTAGACCAAGGTAGTTTACCTTTATTACCAATCAAACCATTACTATCTTGTGCCCAAATAAATTTAACCATTTAATTTTACCAATAAACAATAGCAGAATACTGGAAGTGATAACCTCTTTCACTAGTTGAAAAGCTGATTTTAACATCTTCTTTATCCCTAATGAAATTGTTTATATCTTTTTCCAATGCTTCTCTATTTGTATCGTTGAATACTCTACATTTCATAAAAGTAAAGGCTACACAGACTATCCATGTAGCCTCCTCCTTAATTAGTCTTCTACTTGAACTAGGAAAGCTTCATGGTTGAATTGAGGGAAACGCTCCTTAATTTCATCCATTGTGAACTTACCTACTTTGTCTGTACCTTTACCTAGTACATCAGATTCTTCTGTGAACCCTGAAAGTTCTCCATTTGCATTGATAGCAATGTAAGGAGCTTTTACGTTACGTGGTTTCTTACCAATGTAAATAACATAACGTTGTTCAGAAGGAGCTTTAACTTCTTCTTTGTCTTGTGCACCTGTTAGGTCAATACCTAATGCTTGTGCAAGGTTGAGTAGTAATTCTTTATTGTCAGCCATGATGCCAACCTCCTTAAAATATTTTGTAGAGGGTTTAGTGTGATTCTCTCTACCACCACATAAATAGTTTATCAAAAACGTGTTACTTTGTCAATACCTTTTTTAAATTTTTTTGAAATTTTTTTCAATAAATTCATCAAGGTCTTCTGTAATGTCTCCAATATACACTTTGTAGAAGTAATCATAAACGTTAGGTTGTCGCTTAGTTGGAGGAACATACAATCGTAAATCAGGATTTTTAGCAATCATTGAAGATAACTCACAGAATTGCTCATACATGTCCTCACAACGGAATTTATTGTAGTTAAATTTAACATGCTTAACTCTATAAGCTCTTCCAACAAGTTTCTCTTTAGGGTTTACACACTCAAAGGAGAAGTCTTTAACCTTAAAGCCTAAATTAGTCATAACCTGCATATACATGTTGGCTTGAAGGCTATATTTAAGTTTATCTACTTGTGGTGCTTCACTATAGGTCTTGTAGTCAATCAATGACACAGTACCGTCACCATTATCAATCACAGCATCAATATAGCCAATGAACTCATGACCATTAGGTAGGTCAACTTCAATCTTCTTCTCAGTCTCAATGACTTTAGAGAAGTCTACAGTCTCTCCACTGCTTAGGTAACGCTCAATAGCCAATAGACCTGTCATTCGTGCTTCATCAGAGAAAGGTGAGTGTTCATGCACAGAGAGTGCTAGATGTTTAACCTTCTCCTCAGAAAGCTCTCCATTGTGGTCAGCCATAATCTCCATAGCTGTGTGGAAAATAGTACCTCTATCCATGTACTTAGTACGTGAAGGGTCAGGTAGTTCTTTATACTCAGCTATGTATTTACACCAATGTTCCCAGGGATTTTCTAGGTAAGTGTTCAATCGTGATACACTAAATCTCATAAGTAAATCTCACTTTCTGTGTCTTTATAAATTGAATATACTTAGTGTTTACTTGAACAGCATATAACTGCTTTAGTTTTTCATCTAAAATAACTATAGATAAATGATTACCCATAAAGAAATTATGTTCCAAGTCACTCTTTTCCTTATCAGTCATAAAGCAACTCAAGCTCTCATTACTACCTAATTTTAGGTAAACCTCATATAAATTATTACTTTCTTCTCCTAGCTTCTCTAGTAATATATCTGCCTTAGAAGAAGTATCATAAGCAACTGTCATAATCAGTCCTCCAATTCTTTAGCAAATTGCCAAGCCCATGATAAAGGAGACTCCTTAATCTTGTCTTCTGTAAGTTGTTGCACAGACTGTCTTGAGTGCTTAATGAGCTTATCCATAGAGAGATAGTTATGAGTATCTAGGAAAACTTCTCCTGAGCAGTTTACAGCTAACCTATTATACATACCTTTACTCACAGGGATAGCTACATAGTAGTATGTTTCTTTAATGATGTAACCATTTTCCCAAGCATCAATGAATGTAATTCTATTTCTACTTGACTTGAACCATTCTTTAATCTTAGGTAAATCTGATTGTCTTGCATAGTTATATAAGCAATACTTATCTACTAGGAAGCTTCTTACAAAGTCTACATTTGTCAATTTACAATAATCAAGCCAATGAGCAATATAGTCAGGAATCTCTACCTTCTTTACCTTAATAGTATTCTCCATTGCTTCATCAAATCTACCTTGCTCATAACCATCATGGTATGTTTTTGACATAACATCACTACCAAGTTTAGAAAGAATTTCTTTAGTCCATATAATTCTAGAATTATTGTCTAAACCTTCTATTCTTCTAATTACTTTCTTAAGAGTAATATTGAATTTTCCACTGTCATATACCATAAACAACCTCCTTACTTGTTATCTAGGTGAAAAATCAAAGTGTCAAATCTCATTCCTAGAGATTCATCAACACTTGTACGCTGTGTACGTTCTGTGTTTAATTCCTTACGTAAGCTCTTTACCTCATGGTCTAATTCATTCATCCTCTTCCAACTCAGACAAATCACTAAAATTGCTACCAATGTCAGTAACCCACTTACCATAAAGAACAGCTTTGAGAACATCTTTCTCATTGTCTTTTGTGATAAATCCACTGTTATCTAATTCCTTTACTGTATCTACCACACCAAGATTTTCCTTCTTACACTTAAGTATAACTCGTGCAACCTTAGTGTCTAGTGTAGGTATACCCTCATCCACATATTTGAATAGGTCTACCTCAAAAATGTTAGATAGCTTCTTTAGATTAGAAGGAGAAGGCATATTTTCTCCCTTTTCCCATGTTGCTATCCTAGAGTTACCAACGTAACCCATTCTTTTTGCTAGTTGCATTTGTGTCATTCCCTCTGAAATGCGCAACTCTCTTATTCGTTTTCCCAATACGCTCACTTATAGTAAATCCTACTTTCGTTTCATCTTTTCTCATAGGCTTAGAGATAACCTCTTCCTTTGAGATAAAGTCAGTGTACTCAGGGTAACTATTCTTAAGCTCATCAACTACTTCAGATGACACTGTGAATTTATTAGGTTCTACAGTCCATCCTGTGAATCCATTGTCATACTTGCATAGGTAGTGTCCTGAGGGTAGTTTAATGTAATAAACTTCCTTAGTGTCCTTCTTAAGGATATATGCACCACAGAGGATTGCTCTACCTACTCTATCAACAATGTCATCTATATCAGAGAAGCTTTTACCTTGCATAAGGTCTTTTCTCCAAGAGATGAACTCAGTAGTCTTAGCTTTAAGTACATAGTTTAGATAGCCAAGAGCACTAACTTTTTCTTCTACCGTACTCTTACCAACTCTATCTACAAAACGTGCTTCATAATAATCTAGTTCAGGAATCTCTACCTCAACTTTTACTGTCTTAGCACTTGATTTAACTTCTTTATTAGAATCATCTACTGTGTTATTAAGTCTTTGCTCTACTTCTTCACCTTTTGCTTCCTTATAATCATCAGCATAATAATCTTTTACTTTGCCAATAGAGTCTGACCTAATTGTTGAATAATCTTCTGTTAAAAACTTGTTTAGTGTGTGATATGAAATACCAATAGCTTTGCATAGCTCAGCTTTCGTCATAGTTTCTAAACTCTTAAGTAATTTTTCTTTCATTTTAAATCCTTTCCTTATTACGTATACTAGTATACATCATTATCGGATAATTGTCAATAGAAAAATTGAGAAATAATT